CCTAGTGCGCCATGCACGATTCATTGGGTCATTTAGAAAAGCAGCAAAACGCTTATCATCAAGAACGGCATAACCACGCATGATGCCTTGTTTGTTAAGGTCATCAATAACAGTTAATGGAATAGACGCAACCTTATTGCCGAACAAATTGTCAGACCATCTTGCTCGCTCATCAAAGGAGTTATATTCCTTTTTATTCTGCTCAACAATGGCAGAAACGTCTTGACGAGTTTGAATGATGATGCCACCTTCACCATCGGCATGAACAGCAGTTTCTCTAATCTTTTCCATATTCCAATTCTATCAGTTTGAGTAGAAAAGAAAATGCCCCAGAGGGTTAAGTCTGAGGCATTTTTCGGGGTTACCTTAGATTAAGGTGTCAAGTCAGCAATGATGCCGTGTGCAGCTTGGTTTTTAACTTCCAAGGTGTACTCGCACAGCAACTGTGTGCTTTCATTGTCGCCAGTCACAGCCAACTCATTGGTCTGGAAAGGACGCAAGTAAGCAACAGCAGCCATGTCTGGGTCAACGATAAACGCTGTCTCATCGCATGAGTTGGTAGAAGTCATAAAGCGGTTGGGAACAACAGAAATTGTACCGAAGTCGCTCATATAAACATCGGCCGCGGCCACGATTGTGGTAGGGCTGTTTGATGGGGCCATGAAACGCTGTGCAGCGATACCAGCAAAAGCTGAAACCAATTGCTTGTGTGCAGGGTTGACCATCAACACTTTAGGATTGCCACCAGAAGCGTACACTTCTTTGATAACAGTCTTTAAGATTGTCTCTGTGAAAGTGCGGTTAGTACCATTGGTACGAGCAGTAGTACCCAAATCACCAGCAACACCATCAGTACCGCCATCATAGTTGCTGTTCAACCATGCTTGCAGACCGCCCAATTTACGAGCAGTAGTGGAGTCACCATTGGCAGCAACTTGGTTGCTCAACAATGATGTTTCCATGTCACGCTTAATTTCGGCCGATGCTTTAGCCAGTTGATAGGCTTTTTCAGATTTACGGCCTGCCTTGTCCACGCTCTGCAAAGTGCCAGAAATCTTGACAGTTTTCTGAGCAATCTGAGTGCGGTTACCAACACGAGTTGTCGGAGACATAGTTGCGTCAGATGCCGTTGCACCCTCGACTGCGTAGTTCGTCAAAACGCTTGCGGAAAGGCTATCTGTTTGCCATTCGTGGTAAACAGCAGTTGCCTTTGTCTTGCCAATGGAAGACATGAAAGGTGTGTCTGTGGGGCTGATGTTATAGATTACATCAGAAAGGTCTTCACGCATACCGATAGCGGTATATGTTTGATATGTAGCCATTTTAAAACTCCAAAATTAAAAGAATCGTTCAAATGCTTTAGCAGCGTCTTGGACTTTGCCAGTTTCACGCAACCTTTGCATAACCTGTTTATCTTGTGACGATTTTGTAGGAGGCGCAGAAGTCCCAGAACGCATCATCTTAGGGGCAGCTTGAAGTTTCTTGGTTACTTCGGGCTTGCTCTTTTGAAGTTGCTCATACTTCATTGCTTTATACAAACTCACCACAGCACGAGAGTCATAAACAGAACTGAGTTCTTGGTCAGTCCATCCTACAGACCTCGCATAATCTCGAATTTGCTTTCGGATTGCATCGCCCTGCGGAGTAGCCAACTCAGGAATCAGACCAACTAGCTTCTCAGATTCTTGTCGGAGATGGTTTTGCAAAGAGGCTTGATGCTCGGCTTGTTGCTGTTGTGCAATGCGTTGCTGTTCTTGCCTTACTACTGCTAACTGCTTCTCACGCTGATTCTGTTCAGCTACCGCTACCGCATAACCGATAGGGTCTGTTTCCTTTAGAACATCTAAGTCCACACCCTGATTTTGCTGCGTAAGGAAGCTATCCAATGCTTGCAATTTCTGGGCATATGCCTGTCGTTCTTGTTTCACCTGCTCTAAGTGAATACGCTCTGCTTCTACAGCTTTACGTTGTTCAGCTAAAGCCTGAGATTTTTTAGTGTAATCAGTACCTTGTTGATAACCTTTGATGAGTTCGTCAAGTTCTACCTCAACTTCCTCACCAGATGCCTTGACTTTATATCTAGGCTTTGGCTGTTCTTCTTCGGATTCCTCCTCAGAATACTCAACTTCATCAGACGCTTGTAGTTCTTCTGAATGTTCCTCAGATTGGCTGTTTTCAGCTTCGTCAGAATCACCCATCAGTCCCTCAAACGCTGAAGCGGCTTGGTTTACATTTAGGCTTTCACTCCCTTGTGGGTTGGTGTTTTCCATTTGTCATCTCAAAAATCGCTAGACACCTTCTAGTCGGAGGGTAAGGTTTCCCTTACAGAATTTTCCATTTCTTCTCTCTAATCACAGTTTCCGAGGCTAAACCTTCAAGGTGTCCTGTAATTAGTTCTAAAGTCTTAATGTGCCTGTAAGCGTCTTCACGCCTATCAGATTCTTCAGCACTTGTGTTAATTATTACACTAATCTGCTCTTTTTTCAAATTATCTAATACTTCTTTGAAAAAGTCATCATTCAGTAAGTTTTTAGCCCATTGAGCCAAAAGTGCTTTATCTGTCATATGAGGCTTGTCCCTGCTGTTTCTCTTTGAATAATCTTAGCTGCATTTCCACCAACAGGTGTAAACAGATTCCAGTAACTAGCACCACTTGCTGTACCAAGGTCTGTAATTGGATTGTATGTAGAGCCACTAGCCCTATTAGCCAAAGTAGCCACAGCTTCTTTGTCACCAAGTTCAGCTAAAACTCGCAAATCATTGGCAGCCAAATTGTCATAAGCAGCACCAGCAGCTTTACGGCTTGCATCGTCAGTTCTTGCTATGTTAGCAGCACCTAACAAACCATATTGGTCAACTGTTCCCTCTGGGGTGTTAACTAAACCATTAACAACATCACCAAAGCTGTAACCTGTAAGAGCATTAGAAATCGTATTCAATGCAGACAGTTGTGGGCTAGTCAATGACAAGAGGCTATTAGCCAACAATGATGTGTTGTCAGTCAATCCACCTACTACGCTACCAACAGTACCAGCGTTACCACTTAATCCAATTGCTACATTGCCAAGAGTAGTTAATACATCCTCTGTGCTATTAGCGTTAAGCAGTTGACCAGCAATGTTTGTCAATCCACCAACTTTAGCTAAATCTGAGTTACCTGCCAATATACCTAAACCACTCATCACAGCACCAGTAGCAGCAACATTGCTACCACCACCTGCAACTCCTGACAAACCACCTGTTCCAGTATTTGTGAAGTCGTTGTTATAGATAAGCGTACCAGACAAGTCTCTGCCACCACCTAAACCTGTGTTGGCTGTTTCTGCGCCTGTCTTGATAACACCAGAGTCAACACTAGCCATACCATTAGGTGCTACTGCCTTCATGGGTGTAGGCAATGTTCTAGGCTGTGCTTGTAGCAATGAGCCATAGGCAATTCTTGGTTGGTCAGGAACTAACGCACCAATGGAATCTAGCAATGACCTTGATGGTGCAAACTGCGTTTGTGGTGTGTATTGACTTTGAACAGCAGAAATAATGTCTTGATAAGACGCACTCTGTGGATTATCTCCACCAACAATCCCACGCAGTTGTTCGTAGTTCATGGTTTTATCACTTAGAAATCATGCTCAACACATTGTTCAACGATGGCGCAGCAGTTGTCGTATTTTGTAATGAAGACGCAATTTCTGGTCTGCTCATAATGTATTGCATATCAGCATTAGACAAGCCATAGGTGCTTTGCAAAGTACCCATTGGCACACCTTTAATCATGTTAGCTACATCACCATAGTTGCCTGATTGTTCTGCATTTTGCCAAGCAGAAATAAGGTTAGGGTTTTGTGGTTTAGCAATCATATTTACTACTTGCTCAGTAGTAGGTCTGTTTGCAACCATCTGACCTGCTAAACGCTTAGATTCTTCAAACGATGGGAACAACTCACGAAATTGACCAACAGTTGCTGTTTGTGTTGGAGGAGTACCAGTAATGGGAGTAGTACCAGTTTGCTTGATAGGCATACCAGTCCAATTAGCTGGCAACTTACCTGCAATACCACCACGAGAAGCAATGTAGTCAATATCGCTTTGACCTAAGTTATAGGTTGACTTCAATTGGTCAGCAGTAATGCCTTTCAACAAGTCAGCAATGCCTGTGTAGTTACCTGTTTTCTCTGCGTTAATCCATGCTGTTGACAATGGGTCTGTGACAGTAGGACGAGAGTAAATGTAGCTAATATCTTGGTTAGTCAGACCATACTTAGACAGCAATGTAGGTGCAGGGATATTTTTAATTAAATTAGCAATATCGCCATAGTCACCAGTCTGCTCTGCTCTACCCCATGCTTGTGCAACAGGGTCTGACGAGTTAATAGCATTATTGATGTTTGTTGTTTGCGCCTGAGTGTACTGAGGAACAGCAGTTCTATCGTTACCTGCTGGCAATGTACCAAAAGTAGCTTGCACTTGCTCTGGCGTAATGCCATAAGTAGAGGCTGCTTTAACAATATCGTTATAAGCAGCGTTGGGGTCAGTCTTTAGCAGGTTTACTAAAGCATCTGTCAGTTGTGCTTGTGTATAAGCCATGATTAACCCTTAATCTCTACGTTAGATGTAATGCCAGCACCAATTTTCATAGCTTTCAATTGTGCTTCTGCTTCAAACTCTTGTTGCTTCATAGCAAAGTAAGCCTGTTGTTTCTCACGCTCAAGCATCAACTTAGCAGCTTCTTTCTCACGCATCAATTGCATCTCAAGAGCAGCCTTCTGTTGTGCCATCTCCATGTCAATCTGTTGTTGCTGTTGCTTCAACTGAATGTCAGCTTGTGCTTTAGCTTGGTTAGATTGAATCTCAGCCTGAGTGCGAGCCATGATTGCTTGCACTTCTGGAGGCATTTGTTGTGGCTGTGGAGGAGGATTCGAGAGCATCTGGTCTTGCTCTGGAGTGATTGGCTTGTAGAACTCAGCAGAATCCTTAAAGCCAGCAATCTCAACCATGCGTCCCAAGGTAGAACGATATTGAGCAGGGGAAACATAGGGATTGGCAGGGCCGTACTGAGCAATCAACTGCTCTTGTTTAGCCAAAACCATTGACAACATAGCCATCTGCTCTTGGCGGTTACCAGCACCCAAACCTACATTGATAGCCACATCGTATTGATTAGCCCATGTACGAGGGTCAAACTCTACGAATTCGCCACGCATACGCACCAAACGAGGCTTGTCTTGGTACTTGCACAAGAGATGCAAGATGCCTTGGAACAAAGACTTAACACCAGTCTCTGCAAAGATTCGAGCCATCAATTCAATCTTACCTGCGCCAGCTTGTTGCATTGAAGCTACGGCTGCTGCTGTCACATTCTGCAAGATAGATGGGTCAAGACCTTGTGTAGCATCAGACACACCAGTACGCTTAGACTGGACTGTATCCAAGTACTGAAGCATTGGGAAAGCCTGAGATGCTACGTTCTGCACAACCAACTGTTGAACAGCATTAGGTGACTTGGCACGAATCACACCACCTGCGGTAGATGTAAGCAAGTCATCAAGGTTTACCTGACCTTCAACAGCAACCACTCGTGCGTTGTTTGTCAGATATAAGTTATCCAACATCTGACGAGTGATAGTAGTCTTAATCAGTTGCAAGTCTGTTGTTCTGTCAGCAAGTGAGTCGCCAAAGAACTTGTGTGGGATTGGGATAGGGCAGATTGAATGGAAAGGAACATAGTCCACTTCCTCAACAGCTTCCTTACCATCTGCGTCTTGGAGAATCTCGTTTGAAGCGTAGAAAACCTGAGTCAGAGTAGCAATGCCTTTGCCATTCATATCAGTTTTGACATAGCACTCAAAGACCTCAATCTCTTGCATTGATGGGTCATCAGTCTGTACTTGGTAAGGCTGCTCACCAGCAGAGAAACGCACAACACGCTCTGGTGTGTACGCTAGTGCATCATCCATCTGCAAGCCTTCAACTTGCTTCTTGTTGAAACCCATAGCAACCAAGTCACTACGAGTCAACATCTGACGATGGGCTACGAATGGAGAATCAGCAATAGTGCGAGCCTTCTTGCTAATCAAGAACTCCTCTGGAGGAACATTCTCAATCGTTACTTTGCCTGACTTCTTACGCTTTTGAACGATGACATTGTGCGTTGCACCCATTGCTGGCATACCAGTTGGGTCAAGGACTGGCTGTCCCATTGGGTCATAGATTGGAAACTCTGTCGTATCTTGCTCGACAATTTCCATGCTCTCATCACTCATCAGCATTGCTAACTCGTCATCTGACAAGTCATAGTAACGCTCTTTTGTAATGTCTTCTTTGTTTTCCCAATATGCTTTAACGATGCCGTTCTTCTGCATCAAAGCATCTTTGAACCAGTCATGCAGAATGGCTACGCCTTCGTTGTCACGCAAGAATACCCAATTGCAATAGTCTGTGGCCTGTTTTGCAGATGCTTCGTCTTGAGGCCCTTGTGGCTCAAAGATAACAATATTATCTGAACCTGTGAAAATACGAACTAAGCTAGGTAGCGCACCATCAATAGCTTCTGCTACTTCTCCAGTAACAATCTGAGATTTACCCTCAACCTCATTGCCATATGGCTGTCGTAGATACGCCTGTAGAGCCTGTTTGCGCTGGTCAACAGTTTCTGTTTCAATGTACCCAATAGCATCATCAATCTCTGCCTGTAGGATTGACTTCAGTTCGTTCTGTTGCATTTTTGTCCTTTGGAGGGCGTCCCATTCTGGGTTTGTCCGATTTTAACTCCTTAATGACATTTTCCAACATTTCGATTCTTAATTCAAGTTCTTTTACTTTAGGGGCTAAATTAACGCCTTGACGCTCTAAATACATCAGACAATCCATTTCGGTGTTTGGTTGATAGGCTTAGACCAAGTTGAATGACCTTCATCCAATCCAAGGGCTAAGTAGCGGAATGAGTCCGAGCCATGTGATGACCAGTCATGCAATGGACGCTCATAGAAAATCTTACGCTTCTCATCGTAATCTCTGCGGTAGTTTCTCAGGCAGTTCAGCCCTGTCTGGACTTTAGGAACATTGAACCAGCACCTTGGCAGCAAACGCCTTACCGCTTGGATTCCATCGTCTAAACCCATTCTAGGCGCAATCTTTATCTCTAGTCCTGCCTCCTCAAGCATCTCTAGTCGGCTTTTACCAGAGCCTAACTCTCTGACCCTAACGTCATGGGGCAAGATATGCTCTGCTTTTGCATAGTCATTGTCCCTAATCCACTTCACATAGTGGTCTAGTCCAACACCATGATTCTCGTAATAGTCAATCAGACGCACCTCAGTACCTACTAACTGAGCAACCCAAATAGAAGTTGAATCACCCATACCCAAATCCCAAGCTGTAAATGTACGGCTTAGCTCCTCTCTGGGAATCTCTTGCATATGGTGCTTGTCTTCCAGTTCATTGAGGATTTGCCCATAGTAAGAGCCTTCTACAGCAGCATCAAAGCTACATTCAAACTCTTGTCGGTACTTATCCTCACCCATCTCATTACGAGCAGCCTTGAGTTCTGTATCGTCCACCACCCCTGTCTCAGAGGCTTTAAACTCTAGCAAACCCCACCCATCCTCAGTTTCTGCCCTATCACGCAGTTCTTTGAAGTGGTTATGACCTTTCGGTGTACCAATGAACATACACCAGCCTTTTCTGTCAGCTAGTGCAGGTCTGATAATGTCTGTCCAAATCTTAGGATTCTGGTCACCAATCTCGTCTAGGATTACCCCATCGAAATACTGACCACGCAATGCTTCTGGATTGTCTGAGCCATATAACTGGATACGCCTACCCCAGAAGTCAACTCGCAACTCTGAGATGTTGTTAGTACCGCCTAGCGGTGTAGCGTATTTAACGAGATAGTCCCAAGCCACTCGTTTAGCTTGTCCATAGGTAGGTGCAATGTATGCGTATCTAGGTGCTTCCTTCTGATTGAGGATAGCGTCCTTGATTAGATGGTTAATCGCTGAGACAGTTTTGCCCATGCGCCTATGAGCAACAACAACACCAAAACGCTTACTGTCCATCAGTTCATGGATAGCAAGCTGTTGTTCTCTAGGTTTGTAAGGAATCTCGATTACTTCGCCCATGTGACCTTCATTTCAATAGGTTTGTTGGAATCACCAGCTAACTCAGTCCTAGCCAACTTAGGAATGTGATACTCAACAACACTTTGAAACATCTCAAAGGCTTTTGCAGGGTTTGGTTTTATTTCATTTGCAGGGTCACCATACGCAACAGCATCGAGCCACTCAGTAAGCCTATGTGCGTTTTGGTCAACAAACAATGCTATGGCTTGTCTTGCCTCTTGCGTAGCCTTGTTGGGTGTTCCAGCCACTCTACCGCCTGTTTTAACGCCATTAGCCATATGCAACCTCTCTAAATAAATCTACTTTAGATTGGTCAACCATTTTTGGATTAACTTTGTTGTAAGCAAGCAACAGTCTAGCAGCAAAGGCACGAGAGCCTATGCGGTCAATAAGTTTTTCGTAGTCTTGTTTAACAATGCGTTTCTTAGTGGCTGTGCATCCATTGCCACCTTTGCATTTGTTTAGACTTGGCTTGTGCAATGAGATGAATTCAATCTCTTTTGCGTAAGCAAGTTTCTCTGATGCGAATGTTTCGAGTATTTCTCCAGACAGATTAAAGTTCTTCTTTTGAACTTCAAATCTGCGTTCAGAGCCTTTGCCTATATAAACGATTGAACCATCTTCGTTCTTTATCGCATAGACATAGAATTTATTTATTGGTCTTCCAGCCATGTTTGACTCCTCTAGGGTTGGTCAAGGTTAAGTAATACTTTATTCTAACAGGCTTTGAATTTCTTTACGCTTTTCTTCGTCTAGCAAACCAGTTGCACCCAAAGGTAACGCTGGTGCAGCAAACATCTTATCGCCAAACTGTTTGAATAGTTGTGTCCGTTCTTCTGGAGTTTCGTAGAAGTAAATCTTATCAATCCCTTGGCTTTTCAGATAGTCAATAGACTTCTGAGGCGCATCTTTAGGAACAATAGCACCTTCAAACTCACTTACTTGGACGGCTCTTTGAGGCTTAATCTCAAAGTATTCAGTAGGCATTGATTTGACTTTGTTCATAAAAATCTGAACGTCTGCCTTTAATGCCTCTGGAACATCCTTATAAATCTTGTCTAAAAAGTTAACATTCTTGACTTGACCTAGTTCATATAAAGCGTCTTCTGGCTTATATGCGTAATTGTTATTGCC